TGCAGTAATGGCATCAACAAACAAGTTAGCCCAACGAGTACCAGTTGTACCAAGATCATCAGTGCTGTCTGTATCAGAAACAATATTTGAACCACTTGTAATTCCACCAGTTGCTACCTGTGTAGCGGTAGTAGTTAACACGCCTGTTACAGCAAGGGTGCCACCAACCGTCATGTCATCCGTAACCGTCAGATCGTCTTGAACCTTGAGATCAACAACAGACAAAGAGGCAAAGGCGTCAACCATTGCCGCGCCAGAGCCTGCGCCATCTGAATAGATGGCTTTAGTATCACCCGGTGGGATTGTAATGTTAGCCCCAGACCCTTGAGATATAATAATGTTCTGCGAACCAGAGGTTGCGTTCTCAATAAACCACAACTTGCTAACCGTGTTTGGCGCTATCGTGATCGTACAAGCAGAATCTAAAGTCCCGGTGTACTTCAAGAACATTGAGCGTCCGGGATCAGTGGCCCCATCCGCAATCGTAGTTGTGTGCGTGTCGGCGTTTGTTGTTATGGCTTCTGTGCCAAAAGAGAACGCTTCCGCAATTAATTCTAAATTTGTGTTTGTTGTATCGCCCCAAGTGCCAGATTGCTCGCCCGTAGCGATTTCTTCTAATCTTAGGTCATTTACATATGTACTAGCCATTTTTTAAATCCTTACGCTGCAATTTCTGTCCACACTGGAGTTTGAGACGGCGTTATGGTACTATACTCCGGATTTTGATCTGGAACAATCCCACCCCAAACAAGTATTGTGGCGGAGTTTACCAAAGCCGTGGCTGAAAGACCCGTAACGGGTACATCAACGTCAATTTCAATAAGCTCCGAAACATCGCCAACTTGTCCCGTTCCCGAGACCCCTGTTACGTCAAATAATGCGGTTCCCGTAACCGTCACCGCTCCGGGAGAACCCGTTGCAGCTATTCCCGTTACAGCCACACTAGCTGTTGCTGTGACAGAAACTGATCCTACCGAGCCCGTGGAAGTTAACCCCGTAACGGGGACAACGGCAGTTGCCGCAACAACAACTGACCCTACAGAGCCCGTTGATCCGGGCAGAGCCACGTTGTTGCCCCAAGTGCCACCATTCCAGCCTTGACTAGAAGAGTTCCACCCTAAATAGGCAACTACCATGTCGGCCATTAGGCTATCCGAATAATCGCGTTGCTGGCGTCAGCCGCCGGGAAGACAACTGTAAAAGTACCGTTAGTGGCGGTTTTATCCGCACCAAAATCCAGAACAACTACTGACGGGTCGCCGGAAGCGGTGTCGTTAAAGATCAAAGCTCCACGGGCGGTGAACGTCGCAGAACTAAAAGAAGCATCCGCAAAGTCGGTGAGAGCGGTAGTACCCGAGACGGAAGGGTTCACGTTTGTTAGTGCCACGCCCTTGGCCGAGTATGCGCTCCCCGCAGTGTTGGTTATTTCGTTGGTCGAAGTGTACGCAGTAGTTGCCGCCGTAAAGGTGGCACTGTTAGTGTAGAGCGCTAAATTAAACGTGTTACCGCCGCTTGCTAAAAAGTTGTGCTTGGCCTCAAGAAGTTCTTGCTTAAAGCTCGTACACATGAAGTTACCATTAAAGGCCATGTCACAATCTCCTGATAAGTGACGCAAGCTCCGGGTGTCCCGCGTCGGTTAGTGCATTATATACAGTAGTTCTGTCATTTTTAACAGCTTCTGCTAAGTAAAATTCTACAAGCTTACCAATGTTGTCTTTAAAGGCACGAGCCTGCGCTTGTATGGCAGGGTGTGCCGTGTCTGAAACTGAGATAATTTTGTCAGCGCAGCGTTCTGCAATTTCTTCCGGGTTAAACCCACGACCGTTTGAAGTGTGGACTTCTACGGCATAATTCTTTGGAAGATCAATGTTTAAAGATGGAATGTTCATTGTTTTGGCCTCCTAACTACGCCAGAGCGGTACTCATCCGTCACTTCTTTAGCTTCTCCAAGCATTTTCAGACCCATAATAGCTTCTCCAAAACGTTTGTCATACAACGCCATTATGTCTTGCTCGCCTTTCATGTAGATATAAGCTTCTACAAGGCAACCATAAAGCAGGGCTATCGACGCATTTTCGCTCAACCAAGTAGTCCCTGTTTCTCCAACAGAGGTTAAACTGGCAGGTCGGTAAAAATAGTGAAGCTCAACAGCATAACTTGCGTCGGGTGAAGGCGCTAAAATAAAATGATCTACATCAAAAACGGCGTAATACCGTGGATTTCCCGTGGTCGAGGCGTTCGGGTTAAAAGATTGTACGAAATTAGTGTCCTTAAAGTCTAAAAACACCGAATTACTACTACTGTCCGTAAACGCCAAGGAGTCGGGAGCTAAAAAGTCACTGGGGCACGTCAAATACTTGTTTGCGCTTGTCATTGCCCCGCTTGCATTTTTTCTAAACAAGCTTAATTGAACGCTTTTAAGTATGCGTTCTTCAGCCTGCTCTATAAAAACAGGCAAATTAGTTACAAAAGACGTTTCGTCGTTTTCTGCATAATCTTGAATAGCCTGTTTTAGTCCTGCGTATGTAAAACTCATGTTGTTGTCACCGTTACTTCTCCCAACGCGCCGACCGCTTTGGGGACAGGCGTTAAGTTAGGGGCTTCTACTAAAGGAAGTCCGACGTACACGTCAAGAGGTTCTACCCGATCCGGCCTTGCATTTTGTAGAGCCTGCGGGTCACTTACTTTTCTAAAAGGGCCTAGTTGAGGTTGTTTTGCTTCATATTCATCCGGACCAACAAGCAAGCCATTCCACTCTCGGCGCATATCTTTATACAGATACCGAAAACCGGACCTGTCTGATATAGCGTATGAGCTTTTTCCAGATGCAAACTTAGCCATTAGCCTGTCCTGTAATACTGGTAATTAGGAACTACGTTAAAAGAAGACCGGTCGCGGTCTTCGGTTGCGGCACGATCAAACTCTTCTTCATACATGGCTTTTAGCATTTGAACCCGGTTAGGAGCCCGCTTCAAAGCAATGTAATAGGCTAAACCCGCCGCTAAACAGGGGTAGAACCGAAACGGAAGCTCCATTGTGTTGGTATATACGTCCGCGTCGTCCATTCTAGTCAAAGCATTGTAGTAAATAACGTCCGTACTGTTGTCTGGAACAGGCCATACGTTCAAAACTGGCGTGGTTTGACGGTCTATAAAGAACTGGTTCACCCTTCCCTGCGTTGTTTTGTTGGGAATAGTAAGAAAGCCATCACGACTTAAACGTGTTAAAGAATAATCGGTCCCGTCGCGTTGAACAACGACGGACAAAATGTCAATTACATCAGCACCAAGGTCGTAGGTGCCGTCCGCGGCTACAGTGTTGATAGTTCGTTGTTTGATAGTCCATTGGTTAAGGCCGCGGTTTGACCACTCCGCCAACAAAAGATTAAGAGATCGTTTTGCTGATTTGAGGTCATATCCCGTGCGGACTTCAAGGCCGCAACGTTCAAAAGCTTCCTCAACGTATTCAGCTACGTCTAACTCAAAGTCTTTGCTGTTAGATAGAGTCATTTCTATTCCTCGTTATAAAGGTTGTCGAAAACCTTGTTAACATCTAGGGTGTAGTCTAAATCAGATTTAGAATAATGTATATGCTGAGATGGCTTGAAGTCCGGAGCGCCTTCTCCCGTCTGAAACCACGCCGGATGCGTTACACGAACACGGTTGTTAGGTAACGCCACAATATTACCGGTCCATTCCCCCGCATCTAATAGTTGAAGCACATGGTTTTGTTTGTGTTGTGCCGGGTCATCAGCAATTTCGCTATCAGTGTAATCTACAGTAAATAAATACTTTGCAGGGTACATTTCCCCGTTTATCTTAGCCATCCAAGGACAAGGCGTCGTTCTATCCATAATGTAAACAGAGTTATAATGAGAAGCACAGTCCCAAGGTTGCGCGTCGTAGGTTTCCATTGGTTCAGGCCATTCTTCTAAAGGAATATCACCAACTAACGCCGTTATTGGCATACGCGCCCACATAGCTCCACCGTGTACGGTGTCCTCTTCTTCCCCTTCGGCAGCGTTTCCAGTAAATACAACTTGAAAACTTAAAGACCTGTTTGGTATTGTTGTCACACCAATAACCATAGCGTGTAGAAACTCGCCGTGGTACGCCTCATGGTTATGAGTGTATTCACGACGAACCCATGCCTTAAAATAAGGTATATTGCTATGCAAATAAGCCATCTATACTTTAAACAACTTTTTTACCTAATGCTTTAGCGGCTGACTTAACTTGAGCTAACGTCATTGCGGGGCTCCCGCCTTTTGACATACCCATCACTTTTTTACCACCAGCGGCTCCGCCTTTTGACATACGGCGAACTTTTTTACCACCAGCGGCTCCACCTTTTGACATTTTTTTAACCTTGCCACCGCTACGGTAACCTTTGCTTTTCATAGGCTTCTTCATGATACTGATCCTTTTGTTTTTTTACGTTTGCTTCCTAAAACTACGCCACAACCTCGGGCTACTACAGTGCCGGGAGGTGTATTCCCACGAAAAGCTCTTTTTGCCCTCGTTGTGGAAGGTTCGCCGCCCTTAGACATCTTTGTAACCATAGCAGCTTTTGTGTTTTTTACAACTTTTTGACCTTTTTCCCCGCCCCGCTTCTTTTTCGCGGCAGTAGCACGTCGTTGTTCTTTAGTAAGAGACCGCGCCTTGCTTTCAGGTAAACAACGATCTGGTTTTTTCTTGTCCTTAGAAGTACCACAAGGCCCTTTTATAGAACCGTCGGAGCCTATTCTAACCCAGTTTTGGTCGCGCCATTTTTTTAACTCACCGCCCACTTAACTTTTCTTTCTAGGAGTGCGTAACATTGCTTTAAGAGTTTTAGCTTGTCCGGCGTGAGTTTTTGCGGATTTATTTAAACCCTTTACAACCTTTTTAACTTTTCGTTTGTTACCTTTACTTAGCGTCATCCCTTTTTCCCTTTACTTTTCTTGGCATAATTGGGGTCTTTACAATACTTAGACGCTGCCATGTTTGCATACGCTGAAGGATATGTGTCAAAAGTGCGTTTAGCCCAAGCTTTTCCAGAAGGGCATATTTTACTGCCTTTACTTTTTGGAGAAGCTTTTTTGGATTTGCGCGAGTAAGCCATAACGTTAACCCAAAAGCTTTCCAACAAAGGGTGCGATTAAAATTAAGACCGCTAATCCCCAAAGTTTTAAATCAAAAGCTTTTAAAGCGCTTTTTTGGTCAGACAATTTTTCTTCAATACGTTGATAACGTAAGTCACACTCCGCTTCGTGTTTTTCTAACTTAGCCAAAAGTTCTAGTATTTTCATTTCTTCGTCACCATGCTTTACAGGACCAGTATCGGGGGCTAAATTTGTCTTTGGCCGTATCGCATTTGTGTCGGGCTCTAAAACTAGAACGTCTAGCGGGCTGGTCTTTTTTGATAGACATTTTTGGATCACCAAAGCGAACCAGCTTAACTTGGTCCCCTTTTTTGGCAAGGACTGCGCTCTTTTTTGACTTTCCCGGAGTTTTTTTAGGCTTGTTGTATCCGCCAAAAGTCTCACCCCTGTATGTCAAACGCCCCGAAGGAGTTCTAGTTACGTTTTTTGTACTAGCCATTGGTTAGTCATACTTTTTACGCATATACAAAATAATTGTATAAGTGTCCGCGCTAGTATGCCCTACGGTTGTAAAAGCGAGGTCCCCGGTTTTGCCGCTTCCTGAGTTGTTGGTTAAACCACCAAATACAGTGTAGTCGTGAGACCCACTTTGGTTTTCGCCAAGCTCAATGCAAAATGCGTTCGTAGTCGCATCCCAAAAAATT